CCTTGTTATTGGTGGTGGAGTCAAAAACAAAGAACTTCAAATCTCTTATCAATTGGTGTTGAAAGATGGATTATCCCAACTCCAAAGATCACGGTTGATAGAGAAATTGCTGAACGATCTGGGTTCACTGATGGAGAACTAAAGGCAATGATTGATGAAGCAGTTCAACAAGCACAAGCCTATCTAGTTCAAGAACAAGGTTACTTGGTTGAGAATACTGCTATCAAATACGACTCTTATGGAAATCAAGCTGGGTTCAATCCTGATGGAGCGCTCAAAGTAATCCAAGAGTGTGATAACCAGATAAGTCAATCTTTCATGGCTCAATTTATGAACTTGGGTATAAGTGATACTGGTTCAAGATCAGTTGGTGAAGTCCATTTGTCAGTTTTTAGAAGAGCTTGTATCAACTTCTTAGATCTAATTGCTAGTTCAATCAGCGGTCAAGATAGAAGGGGAGGGGGTACAATTGGAAGATTGATTAATTGGAATTATGGTTGTATCCAACCTACTAAATTACCACGCTTGAGTCATATGGGAATTGATAATGATGCTTTGAGTGATGCCTTAAATTCATTACCTTCACTGGTTCAAAGTCAATTATTAACACCAGATGATAATTTGGAAAGAGCAATCAGACAAAGAATAGGCGCTGGTGATTTGCCAGTTGATGCAACAAGATCAAGTCAAGATAGAGCAATTGCACAAAATCCAAATCTAGCAATGACTGAACGATTAAAGGGATTAATCAATGAGTAAGTTTGAAAATAAAGTAGTCAATCGAATGATCAAAAATCATACTGATTCAATGAATCTTGCTATCCCTGATAAATATTCCCATATTGATTTCACTCCTCCAAAGGGTGCGATTGAAGCAGCAAAAAGAGCATTAGAACAAAGAGCAACTAAACCCGCTTCCCAAAGGGGCATGACTCCAATAGGAATTGCAAGAGCAAGGGACTTATCAAATGGGAAGCAATTATCCCCTGATACGATTAGAAGAATGTTGGCATATTTCACGCGTCACGAGGTTGACAAACAAGGTTCAACTTGGGACGAGTATGGGAAGGGTCGTCAAGCTTGGGATGGTTGGGGTGGTGATGCGGGTTTCACTTGGTCAAAAAAGATTGTTGCTCAAATGGATAAAGCTGATGAAGTTGTTAAGGCGTTGGGAGAATCAATTGAAGATCAAAATCAAGTCCAACAACTTATTAAAGGCAAACCATTTTTGACTTTAGCTTTGGGTGATGTAAATTCAAGGATGGATGGATCTGAAATTAGCAAGATTACAATTGATGATTTAAATGAGATGATCAGACTTTTCTATGAGAGAAAAGAAAGTGATCCAGTGATCATTGATTGGAATCATGCAACTTCTCCATTTATGGGAAGTGAAATTGCTTCCCCTGAAGTTGGTTTAGCTTTGGGTCAAATTGCTGATTTAGAGTTGAAAGATGAAGGCTTAATTGCTTATCCTTTATACACAAAAAAAGGCGCTAAAATAGTCGAGGAATCAGAGGGAAATTTATGGTCAAGCCCTGAATTTGTCTTGGGTCCAGTCTATGCAAGAAATGGTGGTGAAAAGATTGGCAATGCTCAATTGTTGGCAGTCACTTTAACCCCAAGACCTGCACAAGCACAAAATAAAATAGATAGAATACTTTTAACAGAAGGTGTTATTATGGATCAAACTGAACTACAAGGCAAGAGTCAAGAAGAGTTGATTGCTTTGCTTTTAGAAAAAGATGCTTTGGTTAAGCAATTAGAAGCTAAACTTGAAGCAATGGCAAATGAGTATGAAGCAGCACAAGCTGAAGATGCTTTAGAACCAGGTGAACCAAGTGATTCTCCAATGGCAATGGGTTCAAACATGGATAAAGCAAAAGCAATGAGTGAAACAACTGCAAACTTGATGAACGAAATGTCAACCAAGATTGCAATGCTCAATGAACAAGTTGGTAAATTGACCGCTGAAAAACATCAAGCTGAACGCAAGATTGCAATCGATTCTTTATTGAATACAGGTCGCATTTCTCCCAATGAAGTTCAAGTTTGTGAACAAGCTTTTGACCTCAAGAAAACAACCCCTGCATTTTGGAATCACTTCAGCGAAAGAAAACCAAATCAAGCGGTAAATCTTAAAGAGGTCGGTCATAGTGCAACAACAAAGACTCTTTCTTTAACTGAACGAGTTGACCAAATCAAGAAGGAAAAGCAAGTCACTTTTGCACAAGCTTTAGACCTTTTCATCAAAGAAAACCCCAATGAATACAATTCTTATTTTGGAGGATAAAAATGGCTTTTAATGATAAATCAATCTATAAATCCTTTATTGCTAGTGCTTCCATTACTGCTTTCCAATTGGTAAAGTTTGATAATGCTGGTAAAGTTACACCTTGCACCGCTTCAACTGATATTCCAGTTGGTGTTTCTCAACAAACTGTTTCAAGTGGTGATATTGTCAATGTTGTGATTCTTGGCTTAACAAGAGTTATTGCTGGTGAAACCCTTGCAAGTGGAACTGATTATTTTGTAATGCCTGGTTTAGCAGGTAAAGTTTATGCTTATGCAAGTGCTGGTGCTGGTGTTCAAATTGCCGTTGGTCGTTATTTGCCAAATGATGTTAACACTGGTGGTTCAAATAATGAACAAATCGAAATCCTTTTTAGTCCTTGTTTAGGAGTATAATAAATGGCAAATCCAAGTTATTCTAATATTCATCCAGTCAACGAAATTCTTCGTAATTTAGCAATTGAAGCCATTCCAAACGATGCTCAATTAATCGCTGATAAAGTCATTGAAAAAGTTGATGTTTCTTCTATTGGTCCTACTGGTACATTACTCATTGAAGAAACCCGTAATTTCATGGGTGCGCCTGATTTAAATCCTCTTCGCGCTCCTGGTTCTGATCGTCAAGCAATTGGTAATTTTGATAGAACATCAATGACCTTTAAAACTGATATTTATTCTTTTGAAGATTCAATTGCTATTGAAGATATTAGATATTCTCAATATCCAGGTAATGAAGAAACTAGATCATTTAAGAAGGTTCAAAGAGCATTGCTTTTAGCAAGAGAAGCAAGACTTGCAAATCTTCTATTTGGTAGTTCAAATTGGGGTTCTTATACTTCTGATTTAGCTTCTTTGGGTAATTCTTCAAAGGGGACTCAATGGAATAGTGCAGGTGCTGAACCTTTGACCGATCTTCATGCTTTACTTGATGTTATCCGTGCAAATGCTCATGGTATTCTTCCCGACACTTTGGTTCTTGGTTATGGCGCTTTAAGATCCTTATCAAGATCAGCTGATGTTCGTGGTTTCTTCACCGCTGGTTCAACTGCTTCTGGTACTGCTGCAGGTAATCGCATCATGCAAGATGATATGGTTGTCAGCGTTCTCAAAGAAGTTCTTGGAATCCCCAATGTTTTTGTTGGTTCAGCAAGAAGAGAAACTGCTAATGCTGGTTTAACTTCTAGTGAAGCTCAAATTTGGACTGATGATTCAGTTTTCATGGGTATCATGAAGGGTAGCGATGCAGTTGCCAATAAGAATGGTACTAAGGTTATGCCAGTAGCAGCCTTGAATTTTGAATATGAGGGCTTTACCAGTGGATCTTATGATGATCTTGCAATGACCAAAAGAAGTGTTTGGTTACAACATAATCATCAAGATAAGATCATTGCTCAAAATTATGGTTTCTTGTTGACTGATTGTTTGGCTTAATGATTGACCTATTGAGTTTCTTATGTTTTGTTCTGTTTGCAACCATCATCTTAATCATCATGTCACCTTAGCAGAAAAAAATGCTGATCAAGAAGCGATAGATGACTTAAAAAAACAAGTTCAATCAGAAGCAAATCCAAAGATGAAAACTTTGTTAAAATCAAGGTTGGATATTCTCAAAAAAGAAGTTGAAGTAGCTAAGGAGTTTGAAAAACAACTTGCTAAATCAACTAAAAAACTACAAGAAGCAGTCACTAGATTAATGAAACAAGGTCGGGGGGATATTTTATTAAATATGAGTCCTCTTGAATTAAAGAACTTTTTGATCAGTGAAGGCTTGGGTGATTCAATTGCATACTTTGAGCAATCTCAACTTGATATTGTTCAATTGACCAATGAAGCAATGAAGGCAATAGACCCGAATTTTATAAGTGGTGATATAAATATTATTTCTTCAACCATACAAAGAACAGTTGCATCAGTTTTTGATGATTCAGTTATTCCTGATTTGACCAAAGCAATTAAAAACACGGTCAATTCAGCGCTGGTTATTGGGTCAACTAAAGCACCTTTGGACGCCTTAGCAAGTGAATTTTTGAAGTCGGTAGGAAGAAACACGACCCAAGCAAGATTAAAGATTGCTGAATTTGGTAGATCAACACAAGCAGTTAATGCTGAATCAGCAGGGCTTGATTTATTCCTTTATGTTGGTCCCAAAGATGGAATCACTAGACCATTTTGCAGAAAATTGGTTGGTAAAGTGTTAAGCAAATCGCAAATAAATAGATTGAATAATGGTCAAGGTGCGGGACCTGTTTTAACAACAGGAGGGGGTTATAATTGCCGTCATTCTTGGACTCCCATTTCAAAGGGTTTTGTTCAAGTGATGGATTTAAAGCAAACAAACGATGATGAAATTAAGGACTTAACCCAATGAGAAATATAATTTCTAAACTTCCTAATAAATTTAGATGGTCGATTCATAATATTTTCGCTCATCCAATAAGTGAAATTTTATTTTTAATTGGATTAGATAAACTATCTAAAACAATACATGATCAGACAATCCCAAATGAAGAAGTAAAGCAATGAGAAAAGCACAACAAGGAAAAAATCATAATTTCATTTGGCAATCACCGAGTGCAATAAGTGGGACTCCAACAATCACTTTTCATTTAGAGAGTGGTGATATAACTTCAAGCATGACTGAAGGAAGAAGTTCATTAAATGCAAGTGCAATTTCAAATGATAGACGGTCAATCACTTTAACCAGTGCAACAACAAGCCTTAAACCATATCAAAATCAAGCATATTTATTGACTGATGGGGATGATTATTTTTCAATCAAGCCAATTAGAATAGTTGATTCAAGTTTGCTTTTGGGTGATCCACTGCCAAGAGATATAAGCTTATCAAACAATGCAACAATCCAATTTGCTTGTTGGACTTATACCGCTTCTTCTTCCACGATTACAGCCAATAAGGCAACTATTGCATTCACAATTGATTATGTTCAATCTTTGGGTGGTCAATCAATAAACAAAACTGAAAAGGGGATTTTAAAGGTAGTCCCAAGACCATTTGAAACTGGTTTAGACCATAACAAGCTTTGCTCTTTATTTCCCCATATTGCAGATCTTGCACCAAGAAGAAGCAATGATTTTACTGATCAAATATCAGGCGCTTTGGATGAACTAGCAAAGTATGTTAGAGATTTAATTATTCCTGATGAAGCAGATGAAGATGATATTCACAATGCGAATGATTTACTTCAAGCACATTCTTATCTAGCATTGGCAAGAATCCATGAAATCAATGGTAATCTTGATTTAGCTGATAAAATGAGATCGAGGGGGATTGAACTTTGTGACTTGACAATGAGAACAATCAGCATTGACTTAAACAAAGATGGCATTGTTCAAAATACTGAACAAAACATCAGGGCAAAGGGTGGAGATAGATCTTATATTGGTGGAAATTTTGCGAACAGAATTTCAAGTGAATATGAAAAAACATTCATACCAACTAGAGCAATGAGGCATTAAATGAAAACTAGAATTAATCTCAATCTTCCAAATCTTAAACTGAATCAACAACAAATGCTTGTCACTGGTTTGGATATGGTAGCATTGATTAAGACTAGAACCTATAAAGGGGTTGATGCTGATGATAAACCCTTTGATGGATATTCAACAAATCCCATATACATATCAAAAAATTCTCAAACTGCTAAAAGACTTGCTCCCAAAGGTGGAGAAAAGACAAAGAGCGGGGGAATGTATTTTGAAGGGGGATATAGAGAATACAAAGAGAAATCAAGAAAAAGAACAAACTCAATGGAAGGTCAAACTTCAGAAGTTGATTTGACTTTATCAGGTCAATTAATGCAAAACTTCACCGTACTACAATCATCAAGTCAAGGTTTTACAATAGGACTTTTAGAACCAGTTCAGCAATATGGATACTTTGTAAATGAAAAAAGAAAGTTTATTGGATTGACTGATGAAGAAGTTCAGAAGTTGATTAAGATGATTGAAATAAACCTATTGGGGGATTCAAATGAGTAAAGGAATTTCAGCGTCAATAAGTCATTTAGTTGATCGAGTTGAAGCATTAACACCTAAAAGTGATTCTTATCATACCTTCCTTTGTGTTTTAGATGCCAGTGGAAGAAGCCAAAGTTTAGAATCAAGATCTAATCAAAATCGACTCTTTGATTTCAAGTTTCAATCACTTGCACAAGATGATGGTCAAGCTGGTTTAAGTGGTCGCAAAAGAATAGATTTATTGCTTAGGGTTCGTTATGATATTGGGGGGGACTTGGGATTGTTGGAAAGAATGATTGCTGAAGATTCAAGTCAATTGATTAACTCTTTAAAACAACCCAATTACAACTTTGATCAAACTGGAATAGTTTCATTGATCCCCAATCAAGCTTCTTTAAGTGAAATTCAAAATGATCCTTCTCAAGTTGGTTATCTCTTAAATTTACCTTTAACCCTTTTATATTTAGAGGAATAAAAAATGTCAGTTACTCATAGAAGTATTTCTGTTTCAACTGAATCAAGCTTTGGTTCAATTGATGATACTACTGGTTTACCTTCTCCAAGTGGTTTAACCTTTTTATCTTTGCCTTGTGAAAAAGATCCTATTGTTGTTTATGGTGATCCAGTTGTCAATGAACGAACTGAAGCAAGAGATGGACCCCATGGTTTACCTCCAGAACCTGATACCGTATGGAGTGCAGGATCAAGAGTCCAAAGAAGAACAGGTCAAGTTCAAGTAACCATTGATTTTACTACAATTGGCGCTGATGCAAATACTTATGCGGGAACTGGTTTAGGCAAGTTATTAAATGCAGGGTTTTTAACAAGCCTTCCATTGTTTACTTCAGCTGATTCAGTTACTGGTGATGATGTAAATTACTTCACCCCAACCACCACCAACACAAATTATAAAATAGGTGGTTTAGTTGGTTCTATAATCAATGGTCGTTGTGAATATTCAGCAGTAACAAGCAACAATAGAGCATCAGCGGGGAAGATTGGGGTTAGTCCTGCATTTAGTGATGAACCATCAACCATTTATCCAATGCAAACTTGGTATGT